ATGAATATGACCTCGACGAACATCGCGGAACAGTCGGCGCTTCAGATTCTGGAGGAGGCTTCGGCCCTCTACCGGGAGGCGGCGGTTGAGCTTTTCTCTGCGGTGAAGGTGGCAAAACAGGGGCAGTTTGAGGGGGCAAAGGCCGCGGCGCAGGCGGCCAAAGACCTGAAGACGGCGCTTGATTGGGTGATGGACGAAAGGAACCGCCTTGAAAAATTCCGCAGAACAGCTGCCGGGGCCGTCGGGGCAACGGAGCTTGACCTTGGAGCCGCGCGCGATGAGATCGGGCGCCGCCTGGCTTGCCTCCGCGACGCAGGAGGCCGTTGACGGGTTTCTGGAGGGTCTGTCGGATGAAGCCCTGCTGGCCCTGCCGTGGATCTTCGAATTCTGGGCCTTGCCGCATCAGCTGGCGCCCGACGGGGCGTGGAAGACCTGGGTGATCCTGGGTGGGCGCGGTGCGGGCAAGACGCGGGCGGGTGCGGAATGGGTGCGCGGGCAGGTGGAAGGGAGCCGGCCCGGAGATCCGGGCCGGGCGCGCCGGGTGGCGCTGGTGGGCGAGACGCAGGACCAGGTCCGCGAGGTCATGATCTTTGGCGAAAGCGGGATCATGGCCTGTTCGCCGCCCGACCGGCGGCCGGAATGGAACGCCACACGGCGCAGCCTGACATGGCCGAACGGGGCCGTGGCACAGGTCTATTCGGCGCATGATCCGGACAGCCTGCGGGGGCCACAGTTCGATGCCGCCTGGGTGGACGAGCTGGCCAAGTGGAAGCGGGCCGAGGAAACCTGGGACATGTTGCAGTTCGCGCTGCGTCTGGGTCCGAACCCGCAGCAGGTGGTCACGACCACGCCGCAGAATGTTGCGGTGCTGAAGGCGATCATGAAAAACCCCTCCACCGTGATGACCCATGCGCCGACCGAGGCGAACCGGGCCTATCTGGCGGCGACCTTCCTGGAAGAGGTGCAGCGACGCTATGGCGGCAGCCTTCTGGGGGCGCAGGAACTGGAAGGGCGGCTGATCGAGGATGTGGAGGGCGCGATGTGGACGATGACCATGCTGGAACGGGCGCGGGGAAGCGCGCCCGAAAAGCTGGACCGGATCGTGGTTGCCGTCGACCCACCGGTCAGCGGCAAGGAAACCTCGGACGAATGTGGGATCGTGGTCTTTGGGGTTACGACCGACGGCCCGCCGCGCGATTGGCGCGGGGTGGTGCTGGAGGATGCCTCTATCCGCGGGTCGGCGATGGACTGGGCGCAGGCGGCGCTGGACGCCTTCCACCGGCACGGCGCCGACCGGCTGGTGGCCGAGGTCAATCAGGGCGGCGATCTGGTGGAGGCGATGGTGCGGCAGGTGGACCCGATGGTGCCCTTCCGCGCCGTGCATGCTTCGCGCGGCAAGAGCCAGCGGGCAGAGCCGGTGGCGGCGCTGTATGAGCAGGGGCGCATCCTGCACGTTCCGGGCCTGCAACGGCTGGAGGAACAGATGTGCCGGATGAGCCGCCGTGGATTTGAAGGCAAGGGCAGCCCGGACCGGGTGGATGCGCTTGTCTGGGCGGTGACCGAGGCGATGCTGGAGCCGGCGCGCAAGATGATGACGGACCCGAGGGTGCGCACGCTTTACCGCTGAGGTCAGGAACGGGCCGGGGACAGACCCCACACGATACGGAGATCGGAAAACATGGTGTTCAACTTCCTGCGGCGTGGCGCCGAAGCGCCGGCGCCCGAACCTGCATTGCAAAAGAAGGCCAGCGCCACCGGCAGGGTGATGGCCTTCGGGTCTTCGGGCCGCGTGGTCTGGAGCCCGCGCGATGTGGCCTCGCTGACGCGGAACGGCTTTCTGGGCAATCCGGTGGGCTTTCGTGCGGTCAAGCTGGTGGCCGAGGCGGCGGCGGCATTGCCGCTTGTCTGCCAGGATGCCGAGCGGCGTTATGACCGCCATCCGATGCTGGCGCTGATCGACCGGCCGAACGACAACATGGGGCGGGCCGAGTTTCTGGAGGCGGTCTATGGCCATCTTCTGCTGTCGGGAAATGCCTATCTGGAGGCGGTGCCGGGCGCTGGGGCGCTGCCGGGCGAATTGCATGTGCTGCGGCCTGACCGGATGAGCGTGGTGCCAGGGGCGGATGGCTGGCCTGTAGCCTATGATTACGCGGTGGCAGGCCGGTCGCACAGGTTCGACATGCGCGGCCCGGTAAAGCCCGTGTGTCATCTGAAGGCCTTTCACCCGCAGGACGATCATTATGGCCTTTCGCCGCTTCAGGCGGCGGCGGTGGCGGTGGATGTGCATGGCGCAGCAAGCGCGTGGTCCAAGGCCTTGCTGGACAATGCCGCGCGGCCCTCGGGTGCGATCGTCTACAAGGGGGCGGATGGGCATGGCGGGCTGTCGCCTGATCAGTATGACCGCCTGCTGTTCGAGATCGAGGCCAACCATCAGGGCGCGCGCAATGCCGGGCGGCCCATGCTTCTGGAAGGCGGGCTGGACTGGAAGCCGATGGGGTTCAGCCCCAGCGACATGGAATTCCAGAAGACCAAGGATGCCGCCGCGCGCGAGATTGCGACGGCCTTTGGCATTCCCCCGATGCTTTTGGGCATTCCGGGTGATGCTACCTATGCCAACTATCAGGAGGCCAACCGCGCTTTCTTTCGCCTGACGGTGCTGCCGCTTGCGGCCAAGGTGCTGGCCGATATCGGCCATTGGCTTGGCGGCTTCGGGGAGCCCGGTGTCGAGGTGAAGGTGGATCTGGACCAGATCCCGGCGCTTGCGGCGGAGCGCGATCAGCAATGGGCCCGGGTGGGGGCCGCCGATTTCCTGAGCGTTGCGGAAAAGCGGCGTCTTCTGGGCCTGCCTGCGGTGGCGGAGGAGGAATGACAGGCCGCCGGTCGCCGGGAGGGTCGCGCTATCTTTACGACAGTTTCGATGCGGCCGCGGCGCGGATCGAAGCGAACGAGCGCGTGGCCGAAGAGCGTTGGGTGGCGCTGGAGTTTCGCCTGCGCCAGATCGACGAGGCGCTGGAGCGGTTGGAAAAGCGCATCTGGCTGGGTGTTTACGGGGTTGCGGCCTTTCTGCTGGCGCAGGGGGCCGAAGCCATTCTTCAAACGGCGATGAGGTGAGGCGATGGAAGCGAATGGGGCGCCGGAGCGGAAGTATCTGCGACCGGAGCAAGGCCTGACGGTAACGGACGGGCACAGGATCGAAGGCTATGCCAGCCTGTTCGGCGTGAAGGATCAGGGCGGCGATCTGGTTCTGCCGGGGGCCTATGCCCGGTCGCTGGGCCGGTTGCAGGCGCGGGGCGAAAAGGTGCGCATGCTGTGGCAGCATGACCCTGCCCAGCCCATCGGCGTTTGGGACGTGGTGCGCGAGGATGCTGCCGGCCTGTGGGTCAAGGGCCGCATCCTGACCGAGGTGGCGAAGGGTCGCGAAGCGGCCGCGCTGCTGACGGCGGGGGCGATCGATGGGCTGTCGATCGGCTATCGCACGGTCAAGGCGGAAAAGGATGGCAAGGGCCAGCGGCTCTTGTCTGAACTGGAGCTTTGGGAAGTGTCGCTGGTGACCTTCCCGATGCTTCGGGAGGCGCGGGTGGCGGCGAAATCCGACGACGCGATCTGGCGTGAACTGGCGGGTCTGTTCGAAGACGCCCGCCTGCAACTGGCCGAGCGGTAACGCAGCGGTCCTTGGCGAACATCAGGAGTGACAATGACCGAGACGATGTCACGGGCCGGAGGGGCTTTGCCTTCGGCCCAGATGCCGGAGCAGGAGCTGAAAGCTTCGATCTCCGGGTTTCTGAAAGAATTCAAAAGCTTTCAGGGTGAAGTGAAGAGCGCGCTGCAACATCAGGAAGAGCGACTGACCATGTTGAACCAGAAGACGATGACCTATGGCCGCCCGGCCCTGTCGGTGACTGCCGAGATGGAAGTGCCGCATCAGAAGGCGTTTGATGCCTATCTGCGCCGCGGCGATGACGATGGCCTGCGTGGCCTTGTGCTGGAGGGCAAGGCCCTGAACACGGCCGTGGCTGCGGAAGGCGGCTATCTGGTTGATCCACAAACCGCCGAGATGATCCGGTCGAGCCTGAAGTCGACGTCTTCGATCCGCGCGATTGCCAATGTGGTTCAGGTCGAGGCAACCAGCTTTGACGTGCTGATCGACCATTCCGATGTGGGTTCGGGTTGGGCCACGGAAACCGGGGTGATCACGGAAAGCGCCACTCCGGCGATCGAGCGCATTTCGATCCCGCTGCACGAGCTTTCGGCCATGCCGAAGGCCAGCCAACGCCTGCTGGACGACTCTGCCTTTGACATCGAAGGATGGCTGGCGGGCCGGATTGCCGACAAGTTTTCCCGGGCGGAAGCGGCGGCCTTTGTTTCGGGTGATGGTATCGACAAGCCGCGCGGGTTCCTGACCCATGACAAGGTGGCCGAAGCGACCTGGGCCTGGGGTGATCTTGGCTACATCGCCACTGGCGTGGCAGGCGATTTCGCGGGCACCAATCCGGCGGATGCCGTGGTGGATCTGGTCTATGCGCTGGATGCTTCTTACCGCGCCAATGCTACCTTCGTGATGAATTCGAAGACGGCGGGCGCGGTGCGCAAGATGAAGGATGCGGACGGCCGGTTCCTGTGGTCTGACGGGCTTGCGGCGGGTGAACCGGCCCGTCTGATGGGTTACCCGGTGCTGATTGCCGAGGATATGCCCGACATCGCGGTGAATGCCTATGCCATTGCCTTTGGCGATTTTTCGGCCGGCTATACCATTGCCGAACGCCCTGACATGCGGGTGCTGCGTGACCCGTTCAGTGCCAAGCCGCATGTGCTGTTCTATGCCAGCAAGCGGGTCGGGGGCGATGTTTCCGACTTTGCCGCCATCAAGCTTCTGAAGTTCGCCGTGTCGTAAGACAGGGCAACAGGGCCGGGGATTTCCCCGGCCGCCCCCGGGCGCGCGCGTGTTTCCCATGCCGTCTAGCTGCTCCCCCCCCTCCGTCCGAGCGGTGTGGAGCGCGCGCCCGAACCCCATGCTGGCGGAGAGAGCGGAGAATGTTGGGATGTTGCTGACAGAAGAAACGGATGTGCCGGCAGAAGCCTTGCCGGTGCAGTCGATGAAGGACCATCTGCGGATCGGCACGGGCTTTTCCGACGATGGCATGCAGGACGGGCTGATCATCGGCCATTTGCGGGCGGCCATCGCCACAATCGAGGCGCGGACGGGAAAAGCGCTTCTGGCGCGACGGTTCAAGCTGCGGCTGGATCGCTGGCGGGATGGCCGAGGCGGTCAGGCTTTGCCTGTGGCACCGGTGGCGGCCCTGGTCTCTGTGGCGATCGAAGCAGCGGATGGCACGGTACGGACGATCGACCCCGCCAGCTATCGGTTGGTGCAGGATATGGCGCGACCACGGGTCGTTGGGGCGCAGATGGGGTTTCCGGCCCTGACCGAGGGCAGCGTGGTGGAGATTGTCTTTGATGCGGGCTTTGGCACGGCATGGGCCAATGTGCCGGCCGATCTGGCGCAGGCCGTGCTGCTTCTGGCCGCCGAGCATTATGAAACGCGCCACGATGCGGGCATGACCCGGGCCGCGCTGCCGATGGCGGTGCATGCGCTTATCGAACGCTGGCGCACGGTGCGCATTCTGGGCGGGGGTGCAGCATGAAGCCGGTGCGCTTGCGCAGGCTTCTTTCGCTGGAAGCCTCGGTCAGGGTGCCTGATGGGGCGGGCGGATTCACGCTGGTCTGGGCCGAGGTGGGAAAGATCTGGGCCGAGGTTCAGCCAGCCTCGGGTCGTGATCAGGGCGTGGAGGAGGTCGTGCTGTCGACCGTGCCCTATCGGATCACGGTGCGGGCGGCGCCCCCTTCTTCTGATCGGCGCCCTGTGCCGGGGCAACGGTTTCGCGATGGAACGCGCAGGTTCGGGATTCTGGCGGTGACGGAACGCGATGACAGCGGCCTGTATCTGACCTGCTTTGTGCGTGAGGAGAACCCGGTATGAGTTACGGCGCAGCGGCGGCCCTGCAGGCCGGTATTTTCGCACTGCTTTCGGCGGACGACCGCCTTGCCGGTGCGGCGATTGTCGATGCCCTGCCGGCTGGCGGGGGCAGCGGCACCTTCATCCTGATCGGCCCCGAGGAGGCACTCGATGCCTCGGACAAGAGCGGCGGCGGGGCAGAGCATCGGTTCATTGTAAGCGTGATCAGCGATGCGGCCGGGTTTCTGGAAGCCAAGACAGCCGCTGCGGTGGTTTCTGACAGTCTGGTGGATGCCAAGCCCACCCTGAGCCGGGGGCGGGTTGTTGGGATCAGGTTCATGAAGGCGGTGGCAAAGCGGCTGGATGATGGCGGTGTGCGGCGGATCGATCTGACCTTCCGCGCGAGGATTGAAGTTTAAGCTGCTGATACGGCAGCGGAAAGTGGAGAATGGCCATGGCGGTTCAGAGTGGCAAGGATCTTTTGCTGAAGGTAGACATGAATGGCGATGGGTCTTTCGAGACCGTCGCCGGCTTGCGCGCAACGCGGGTCAGCTTCAATGCCGAAACGGTGGATGTGACCAGCATGGAAAGCGTGGGCGGCTGGCGTGAACTTCTGGCGGGGGCGGGGGTGAAATCCGCCTCGATCAGCGGGTCGGGGGTTTTTCGCGACGCAAACACCGATGAACGTGCGCGACAGATCTTTTTCGACGGCGAAGTGCCGGAATGGCAAGTGATCATCCCGGATTTCGGGATTGTCGAAGGGCATTTCCAGATCAGCGCCATCGAATATGCCGGCAGTCACAATGGTGAGGCAACGTATGAAATCTCGCTCGCCTCGGCCGGGGCGCTGACGTTTACGGCGCTGTGATGGCAAATCCATGGACCGGAGAGGTGGCGATAACCCTGAACGGGGAAAGCCACCGGGCGAAGCTGACGCTGGGCGCGCTTGCCGAACTGGAAGCCGCGCTAGAGGCGGGGTCGCTGGTCGATCTGGTGGCGCGGTTCGAGGAGCGCCGGTTTTCGACCCGTGATGTGCTGGCGCTGTTGATGGCGGGGCTGCGTGGGGGCGGGTGGCAGGGCACGGCCGAAGATCTTGGCAGGGCCGATATCGACGGCGGACCGCTGGAAGCCGCACGAGTGGCAGCACTGCTTCTGGCGCGCGCCTTTACCCTGCCGGGCCAAACATGAGCGCGATGGATTGGCCCGGCTTGCTTCGGGCCGGTCTCTACGGGCTGGGACTGGCCCCGGAGGCGTTCTGGCGCCTGACCCCGGCCGAATTGCGGATCATGCTAGGGGCCGAAGTGGCGGCCCCGCTGACCCGCAGGCGGCTGGAGCAGTTGCTGGCTGCTTTTCCCGATACCATCAAGGAGAATTCGGATGGCCCGGATCGAAGACCTGCAGGAGCAGGTGAACGCACTTGAAGAGACTTTGGGCGCCTCGACAGCGCTGGTGGCCGCCTTTGACGGTGAGCTGAGCCGGATGCAGGAGACGATGCTGTTTACCTCCAAGGAGGTCACGACGCTCAGCAATGGCATCGGGGGCGGATTGCGCCGGGCGTTTGACGGGTTGATTTTTGACGGGCTGAAGCTTTCGGATGCGCTGAAGACAGTCGCACAATCGATGGTGAACGGGGTTTACAGTGCTGCGATGAAGCCAGTTCAGGGCGCGATTGGCGGGCTTTTTGCCAATGGGATCAATAACCTTGTCGGGGGGCTGATGCCCTTTGCGCAAGGCGGCGCCTTTTCGCAGGGGCGGGTCATGCCCTTTGCCAAGGGGGGGGTCGTCACCACTCCGGTCAGCTTTCCAATGCGGGCAGGGCGCGGGTTGATGGGTGAGGCGGGGCCAGAGGCGATCATGCCGCTGGCACGGGGCCCCGATGGCCGTCTTGGCATTCAGGCCGGGGGCGGGGGCCGCCCGGTATCGATCGTGATGAACATTCAGACGCCCGACGTTCAGGGCTTTCAGCGCAGCCAGAGCCAGATCGCAGCCCAAGCGGCGCGCGCGCTGGCGCGTGGCCAGAGAAACCGGTGAGGCAGACAAATGGCATTTCATGAGATCAGGTTCCCGGCCAATCTGAGCTTTGGCTCTGTCGGGGGGCCGGAAAGGCGCACCGAGGTTGTGACGCTTGCGAACGGACATGAGGAGCGCAACTCACCCTGGGCCCATTCGCGCCGCCGTTATGAGGCCGGGGCTGGCTTGCGCACGCTGGATGACATCGAGGCGCTGGTTGCATTCTTTGAGGCCAGGCACGGTCGGATGCACGGGTTTCGCTGGAAGGACTGGTCTGACTACAAATCCTGCCTGCCATCCCGTGCGCCAACGCATCTGGATCAGACCATTGGAACCGGCGATGGCGTGACGCGAACCTTTGCGTTGTTCAAGACCTACCGTTCAGGTGAACAGGTCTATGTGCGCCGGATCGACAAGCCCGTGATCGGAACGGTTCTGGTGGCCGTGGCGCGCGACCCCAAGGTGGAGGAACTGGAGTTCACCGTTGACCCCATCCGCGGGGAGGTAACCTTTGCCGTGCCGCCCGATATCGGTGTGCCGGTTTCGGCAGGGTTCGAATTCGACGTTCCGGTGCGCTTCGATACTGATCGCATCATGACCTCGGTTGCGTCGTTTCAGGCGGGCGAGATTCCGGATGTACCGGTGTTGGAGATCCGGTTGTGAGCGCGGCGGGGTTGAGCGCGCATTTGCGCAGCGGGGCAACAACCTTGTGTCGGGCCTGGAAAGTGCTGCGCAAGGACGGTGTTTGCCTTGGCTTCACCGACCACGATTTGCCGCTTCACTTTGACGGGGTGTGCTTTACGGCACAATCCGGCCTGACCGCAAAGGCCTTGCAACAATCGACGGGCCTGTCGGTGGACAATACCGAGGCGATTGGCGCGCTGTCGGATGCGGCGGTTTCGGAAGAGGATATCCTTGCCGGGCGCTATGATGGGGCAGAGGTGACGGCCTATCTTGTCAACTGGGCCGATCCCGAGGAGCGGATGGTTCTGTTCCGCGGCACCTTCGGCGAGATCGCGCGCAAGGCCGGGGCGTTTGAGGTGGAACTGCGCGGGTTGTCAGAACCCTTGAACCGGCCACAGGGCAGGGTCTTTCAATCGGGCTGTTCGGCCGTGGTCGGTGACCGGCAGTGCGGGGTGGACCTGACGAAGCCCGACTTCCGGCTGGAGGCGCGGGTCGCCGGAGTTTCGGGTGCGCAGGGGCTGCTGCTTGAAAACCTTGGTGGGCATCCCGAAGGCTGGTTTTCCACCGGCACGCTGACAGTTCGGGACGGAGCGGCGGCGGGTTTGCGGTTTGCTGTTCGGGAGGATCGGATACAGGGAGGTGGCCGGTTCGTGACGCTGTGGGACAGCATGACGATCCTGCCCGCGCCGGGTGACTTGGTGCATCTGGTTGCAGGCTGTGATGGTCAGGCCCGGACTTGCCGGGGCGTTTTCGATAACTTCCTGAACTTCCGCGGCTTTCCTCATATTCCGGGGGAAGATTGGTTGAAGCGTTTTCCGACCGCAAAAGGCGGCTGATCCGCCTGAAGAGCGGCGCGCGAAAAGGCAGTAATTCGGGGCATGGAACATGGTCACAGGACAACAAGTCGCGCAGGCGGCGCTGGAATGGATTGGCACGCCCTATCTGCATCAGGCGTCGCGCAAGGGGGCGGGGACGGATTGCCTTGGGTTGATCCGGGGTATCTGGCGGGATTGCGTGGGACAGGAACCGGTGGCGCCTCCCCCCTATACCAGCGACTGGGCCGAGGCGGATGGGTGCGAAGTCTTGCTGGATGCCGCCCGGACATGGCTGGTTTCCCGTCCTGACAATACGTTTGAACCGGGCTGCGTGCTTTTGTTTCGGATGCGGCAAGGGGCCATCGCCAAGCATCTGGGGATCGTCACGGCGGTCGGAGCGCATCCACGCTTCGTTCACGCCTACTCTGGCCATGGGGTCGTCGAGACCACGCTGTCTGCGCCATGGCGCAAACGGATTGCTGCAACCTTCGAATATCCCAAGGGAGTTAAGTGA